CCAATTAAGTCACCTAGGGTTCTACTTCTCACTTTTTAGTTTTTACCTGCGATAAGGCTCCTCCCTTGTTTTGTTGTGGCTCGCCCTTGCCCTGCATGGACTGGCCGTTGATAGGTGCGCCCATCGCAATCCGCTTGTGCTGGTTGACGAGTACGCTCTTTTGCTCTTGATCACTGGTAGCCATTTGGGCCTCCTTTAAGGTTGATGTCCAACACGGTCTTTTCCTTATCCAAAGACAGACGGGCCGCATCCCGTGTTAGACGTGCGGTTTCGATGCGTTCTTTCGTTTCCTGGTCGCCGGTAGCAATGGCAAGCTTCAGTTGCAACTCTTCCATGGCGAGCTGCATGTCGTCGGCCTGCTTCTTGAGCTCCATTTGAGCGTCCATCTCCATCTTCTGCGACTTGAGCTGCATTTCTGCCTCGTCGCGGGCCTGACGGCGCTGCGTCTCTGCCATCGAGGTCTGCAAGAGAACCTGCGTCTCGGGAGTCATCGGAGGTTTCGGCTTGAACTGCTGCGCCTGCTGGACCATCTTTATGACGACCGGCATCACGCCCTTCAGAGTCTCGTCAGCGTCGATCTCGACGTGCTGCGAAGCCAAAGCAAAGATCTTATCCACATCTTTAGGGTCGTTTAACAGGTCGTAATCGCCAAGCTTTGCGTCTAAAGCCTTCTGAGCGTACCCAGTCATGCGGTTTAGATACCACAGAACCATGTGCTGCTTGATGTGCTCGGCCGCCTTGGGCAGGTATGCAGGCGCAATGATGGGGTTACCACCGAAGATCGGGCTCTTAGCGAAGTCCAGGTGCGCCTGAATGTGTGCCAGATGGTCCTGCTCGGGGTAAGCATAGGCAGCCTGCCCAATCGCCATGGCCACGTTTTCGTTGGCAGCGTCCATCTTGGTGGGGGCGGGCGTGTCCGGCATCAATTCGTTGATGTTCGGCACCTTGATCTGCTTTAAGAACCGCGTGACCACCGCCTTGCGGTTGAACAGGTCCGGATTCTCTTTCATCATGGCCATAACCGCCTGGGTTTGGGCCATCCGCTGCGTTTCCGAGAAGATATGCGGGTCTGAGACCGGGATCACGTCCGTTACCCGAGCGAAATCCTCACGCTTAACCTCCAAATCCTCCACCACCTCGGTGCGACGCATGTCGTCGAGGTACCAGCGGTTGATTCGCGACAGAATCTTCAGTACGCGGGCCTGCGACTCGTGCAATCGGGCGTGAATGGACGAGAAAACGGCTGCGCCCTGCTCAATAAGGGCCTGAGTCGTGCCCACAGGGGTCTGAGAATTGACGTCAGCGATCTTTTCTTCCGCGGTGGTCACTACCCCCTTGGCGGACGTCGTGAGCCAGCCTAGGAGCTGGAAAAGCACCGGGCTGGGCGGGTTAAATGGCATGGGCATCGCCACCTTGCGGATGTCATCCACGCCTGGGGCTGCCTCGATCTCCGCCACCTGAGTGACTTCGACCTGCTGGGACTGGCCGGAGACCTTCGCCCCCTTGAGTTTCAGCATGGTGGCCGCGTTATTGATGTGCGCGGAGTCTAGGAGCGCCCGCAGGGCACCCGTCAGTGCAGCAGATAGCCCGCCAATCAGGTGCGGCAGGCCAACAGCGTAGGCGCCACGCCAGGGAATGAACTTGTACTCGACGATCCAGTCGAGCTTGGTCATCGTTTCGTCGCCTTCTTCCCAGTTGCGGTACAGGCCGACGATCTCGTTCTCCATCTCATCGATCATCAGGATGTATGGAGCGAGCTCACCCTTGCTGTACTTATCATCTTCGAGCTCTAGCCACGTATAGATGTGGTACATGCGGCGCGTGCCGTCTTCGTTATCGTTTTGAGACTTGCCTTCGACCTTGTCGGTGGCCTTTTGAGGACCGGTCTGCTCCGGGTCCATGCTGGCGCGGATGTAAGAGATGTCCCGATACAGGCCAGAAGAGATCCGACGCTTGTATTCGTACTCGGAAATGTCGTCGACCTCAGTCACGCGGGGCGAGGTGTAGAAGTTTCCGCTGGAATAAGGCAGCAGAATGTTGTCGATCGGCAGGAATTGCATGCACGGCCGGCGCTTCTGCTCGTCGTACCAGAACTTCAGGAACTGAGAGCCGCCAAGAGGCAGTTGCGTGAGCATCTGCTCTTCTTCATCGCGAAATTCTTCGATCTGCTCCGTGATCTGCCAGTTAAACCAGTCGCGTTTGCGCTCGGCGATCTGCACTTTTTCGTCTGTGACGTCGCCCAAGATCTTCGTTTTGGTCGGACCATCGGGCGGGAACAGCTCTTTAATGGCGCGGGCAGCGAAATCCACGCAAGCTTCGGCCATTACGGGGTGTACGACCTTGCTGGCGCCGTTGAAATTCGCGCCTCCAGGTGCGTCATTGCCCAGTCCGGTGCGCCGAATGCCTTCTTCGTATTGCTTATCGCGCTGCTCACGTGCTTTTTTGTCCTTTTCGGCCAGCTCGATGTACTTCATGGCCATCACAGACAGGTCGTAGGAGTCCAGAACGTCAGAATCTGCGAGGTTTTGATAGAAATCCTCGTTCTCCATGGGCCCCTGGGTGTCCATTTTGACCACCACAGAGCCGTCTGGCAGCTCTTCGAGCTCAGAATCGTCGAGAACTAGCTCAAGCTCGGCGCCTTCTTCCTCCTCTTCGGGCTGCTGCCCAGGGATTCCAGGAATGAAGCGATCTGCTTCTTGGTCAATTGGGAATTCAGTTGCCATTTTTCACCTTCGCTTTTTTGATTTTGGCGAGACCACCCTTTTTGCGGCCCGTTAATTCTTTCATGTACTGCTCATAAAGCTTGATCTGATCAATGTACTGGGGATCGATAGACTCCCTGGCGCCCACCATCTTCATGGTATTGAAGACATCACCCCGAGGAATGTTCTTGCGGACGTACGATGTGGTACGTGGGAACGCCAGCTCCAACGGAATCGGGTGGCGCGTCTGCCCCATGAACTCTCCAGGGATGTCGTGCGAGTAGGTTGGATGTGCAGACTCAAAAAGATCCGAACCCGGGCGCAGGGTGCCAACAGAAAATCCGCTCGATCCTGGAGGTAGGTTCTCAATTTCAGGGTGAGATATAGCGGTCAGCACATCCAAGCCGCTGGGCATCTTCAGCTCTTGAGTGATCGTGGGCTTCATCAGCGTGGCGCTTATGTGCTTACGAAGCGCTGGGTTCTGTCTGGCCTGCAAGAGAACTGACGCAGGATCATCAAAACCAACGAAACCTGGGAACTTGCCCTCTTTAGGAGTGCCCTTCTTGATCAGGCGAGTAAGCTGCTCACGCTTGGTCTTAGAAAGTTTCTCGGGCTGCTGATAAGCGAGGAGTGCATCTAGCGTGTGCAAGGCGTAAGTCGACGATTCAGGCGTCATCTTGGTGTACATGCCGAGCACGGGCGCACCTTCCATAGCCTGCGAGAACTCGCTCACCGGGTTCTGAATGCCGCGTGCAGCGCTCAGATTGGACGCCCAGAATGCAGGGTCTACGCCTTCGGAGAACTGGCTTTCTGCTCCATACCGAGGGCCGCCGTAAAGCTGCACCGGCACCTCAAACTCAACGTCTTCGATACCCGACAGCTCCCTGGTCCCACGAGGCGCCTGCATCAACGACCCAGGACGAACGACGCCACCGATAGTCGGATCGCCAGGGACGGCCACGAGAAGCTTACCTTCCTGCTCTGCAATGTCGACGACTGGGATATCGCGCTCAGGTATGTTGGTACGAATGTTCTTCGTCAGTGCCTGCTCACGCTCAAATTGTTTCTTGGACTTGCCGGCTGGGTTGACTGACTTAGTCGGGTCGACGCGCACAAATTGGCCAGAAGACTGCTCAGCCATCTTCTGCGCCATTGCGCGGATCTCTTCCTTCTTCAGCGGCTCGGCAGGTTCAAAGACGATGGGGTGCTTGCGAGTAGCCTTTTCCTTCTCTTGGGCCATGCCCTTCTTGGCCTGCGCCATTCCAGCACGAGCGCGCTTCAGTAGGTCTCCGCCGCCCGTTGATAGATTGACTTCACCGCCGTCTTTGTAGCCCATCATGGCCCGCACAAGGTCATCGTGCGTGGTCTGCTCGTCGGCCACCTTGTCCCACACGGCGTGGTGCGTCAGGTGCTGATAGAACGGGTTGAGTGACGGGTCGATATCCAGGCCCATCTCCTCCTGGCGGCCAGCCAGACGGCCGACTGCCTGCTCACCGCCCAAGCCACCGCGGCGCCGCATGAACTTCGAGGCCTCTGCACCGCCCGCCCCCGTGTGCAATCGAAGCTGACGGGCATCGAGCGTGGGGAAGTCTCCGCGGCCAACGAGTGACCCGAGGAATCCTGACTTGGCCGGACCGATGCCTTGGAGCTGCTGAGAGACCGACCGGTACGTCTGCGGGTCACCGATGATGGTCTGCGACAGGTTTGACGCCAGGGTAGGCGCATTCTTCACCGCCCAGCGCATGTCATCTGCCAGGACGGATGCCATACCGAAAGGAGCGAACTTCGTCTGCAAGTCGGCAATGGCCTTCTCGTCTATCTCGCCGCGGTCTGCTGCCTTCAGGTAGTTCTGCCCCTGCTTGGACCCCAGCCACTCGGCAAAGGCGCCCTCGGGGCGGACAAGGCCCTCTGTCTGAGGGATCTTCATACCCGTCTTAGTGGCCGTGTCTCGTGGCAAACCGGAGCGGTTCACGCTCGACCGGGTGATTGTGTAGGCCTTGATCAGATCGCGCACGCCCATTTGTCCGGCCTGAGCTCGCTTCTGCTGGTTCTTCATGAACTCGCCGTAGCCGCCCTGGATGTAGTCGGGCACCTCTTTGAGCCCCACCTCAGCGGTGACCTGCTCGGTCGGGCGCCACTTCCAGTCTTCAATCACAGACTCGGTCTTTGCTGGCGCTGCTGCTTTAGCAGGGTTGGCGGCCTTCATCGCCTTCGAGGCGGCCTTCATGCCCTTCTGTGCCCCTTCGACTGCTCCGCCTATCTTGTACTTCCGCAGGCGCTCCAAAAGGGTGTTCGACGTGGCGCCACCTTCTGCGAACTTCTGATCTTTCACGTCCGAGAACTTCGGCTTCTTGGCCAGTACGAGCGGGCCGATCTGTAGCACCTCCTTGGCCGCGGTCACGGGCTTGCGTGTCTTGCGATCGTAGAAGTACCCAGCGCGCTCGGGGTCGTAACCCACCTGCACCCACTCGGGGCTCTGCATGTAGAGCTGCGCCTTGGCAACCGCCTCCTCTTCGCTAACTGGGTTCCACTCGCCGCGAATCACCGCAAACGGAGACTTCGGCGTCTGGCCGGTCGCGACCTTCAGGGCCTTCTCAGGCGCGCCAATCATGGTGGCATTCTTCACCGAAGAGACCGAACCATAGACTGTCGGGCCACTCGCACGGTGAATAGAGTTGATCCAGACCCCATGGTCTTTATAGGCAGGGATATCGAGGCGCAGGTCTGCGCGCTCCCCCGGCTTGAGCTCTCCGGTCTTACCGAACATCGGGCGCTTGTTCTCAGTCAGCGCACGCATGGCGTCTTCTGCGCTTGCCGGCTGCGGAACGAATGCATAGGGCTCCACGGGCTTCACGTTGCCCACAAGGCCCGCATACTCCTCAGCAGTCATCTCACCAGCCTCGACCTTCTTGGCGGCCTCTGTGAGCTCAGGAACGCGCTTGGTGACGTCCTTGTAGCTCATATCGATGCGGCTGACCGCGGGCTTGGCCTTGTCCGCCCCAGACTGCACGGCCTCAAGACCACGCAGAGCACCTTTAAGCATCGCGCTGCCACCGCCCGCAAATTTTTGCGTAATTGCTGCGCTGACGGATTCCCGTAAATTTTTAAGCATGTCTTCAACGTTTACCGCGCCGCCATTTGCCTTCGAGATGTCTGCGGTCGTGGGATCATATGACCCACGGTTGAATAGCGCCTTCACGTCTCCAGGGTTGAAGATACCCATGTTCTTCACGCCCTTCTCTTTGACGAAAAAGCTGTCAAAGCCCAGATCCTTGATGGCCTTCTGAATGTTGCGGTCCTCAATGAAATTCCAGTTGCCAATGGAGATCTGGTCGGCAATGTGTTGGCGATCGAGTCCCGGTGGCAGATCTGCCTGATTCATCACCTGCGTGACATGGCCAAGGTCGTCGTAATCAAACGTGTTCTTCGCCCGTGTGATGACCGGCATAATCCGCGGTTTGGGCGTGTCCACCTTCTCCAGCAGGTCCATGTCGGCCAGCTCGTCTACAGCCCAATCGTTTGCCCACTTGGTGCTGGGCGTGACGAACACAGCCGCGGCTGACCTCTCGGTCGGGCGCTTCTCAAGGTCGAACGCCTCGAAGTCTTCCGGGGCCTGGGTGGCGTGATAGTAAGTCTTAGGCTTCTCTTTTGAGCCCATGTACGCTTCCAGGTTCTTCTGCACGCGCTCTTCTCGGCGCTGCGCCTTCATGGCCTTCTTGGCGGCCTGCATACCTTCCCGAGCTGCCTTGAGCGGGTTGCCGCCCTTGGCCATCGTGACTGCGCCACCAGCAGCGAACATCGGCAGGCCCTGCTTCTTCACGAGCTCGACCATCTCCGGCGTGATGGTGAATCCGAGCTGCGTGATCTTCCTTTGTTTATTTTGAGCGGCAAAATCATCCATGAGTTTAGATTTTTCTTCCCATGGCATATCGAGCCATTTTTGCTCAGGAATATTGAGATCCTTAAGCATGTCAGTAATGCTCAACTCAGTTTCGATTGGAGCGCCAATCTCTATGGGCTCCAGTTTCCCGCCGCCCAGTTTCTTCAAAAGTTTATTCGCGGTGGCCGGCACGATCTGGTCGTAGAACTTCTTCATGCCCTCGCCGCCGACCTTGAGGTCTACGCCAGACAGTCTTTGCATGGGAGAGCCGGAGAGATTCTGCGAGGATGGCGCCGCCAATAGTTTCTCGGCCGCCTCTTTGCCAATATAGTCCGCTAATTTATCGGCGGGGACCGTTTGATTAAACTTGTTTTCACCGCCCTTTGTGGCAACAAGCATGTTGGTCTTTGGAAAGTAATAAACCTCATCAATCTGCTTGCTCAGGTCATATCGATTCGCAGACTGGTCACCATTGATGAATGCGACCTTCTTGTAACCGTTGTTGACTGCGTCGGTGATCAGGCGCTTCAGAGATAGGTTGACCCAGTCTTCTGTGTTCTGTACGAAGGGGGCGGACGGCAGGGTGTCTTTCAGTGGGACCTTCTTTAACTCTCCACCGCCTTGCGAGTCTAACCATTCTTGGGCACGACCAGCGTCATAGAAATCAAACTGGCGCCCGTCTTTAGAGGTGGCGATGAACTCTGGCCCGTACTGAGTTTTGCCCCTGGGCGTGAACCCTTTCTTCTTGCCCTTCTGCCCCCAGTCGGATTGCATCTCTTCGACGAATAGAACCTTATCGCCATTCGCATCAAGTCGGTCATTGACGCGCATGTGGACCAACCGGTTGACGTCTGCCTGCTTATCAAACGAGTGCGCGCTCGGAACGCGGTAGAGCTCTTCGCCTGGAAGGGTGAGCGCTATTTCTCGGTAATTGCTGCCGCCGGGTAACTGAAGGTCGCCCTCATAAAACTGAGCCGGACCGTATCTCTGTTGAACAAAGGAGAGCCGGTCTTGGACCTCGTCCGGCAATTGCTCGAACTTGAGCGTCTTGTAAGAGTCGCTTGGGTAGTCATAAACGGAATAACTGGGCACGCCCTCTGCGTCTAGCGTCACCGATAGATCGATTCCGGCCTCGTCTTCCAACATGCGCTGATAATTCTCAGGGGCAAGAAATTGCTTCTCCCGCACCTGCACTTTGTTACGCATCAGGTGGCTCGCAATCTCCTGCTTGGTGACCGGCTGATCGCCCTTGCTCTTTAGGAAGTCTGCGAGGCCCGTCCACTCCAGCTCCGCGGGTTTCACCCCAGGCGCCTTGCTGATCTGGGCCAGGAACTGATTGCCCGTGCCCTTTTCCTGAGCGAGGTTGAGCGCTACCTGCTCGGCCTGGGAGTACATGCCCAGCGGGTTGCGTGTGGCCTGCTGGGTCTGGAGCTGCACCGCGCCCGTCGGCGGGGTGGCGAACTCTGCCCGAGCTGCCTGGGCCAGATCCTTGCCGGCCTCCAGGGTCTGCCTGCCAGCCTGCTTAGCCTGCTGCCCTGCCATCTTCAGCCCCTTGCCTGCCTGGGCTAGACCGGTGTCGATTGCCTGGGCTGATGCGGGGCTGTAGGGGGAGAACGGGATCTTCTCGACGATGGGGGCCAGCGGGCTCTCTGACATGGCGCCAAAGAAGTCTTGCACGCCCTCAATCATCTGCTCACCGCGGGCAATGCCTCCGGCCGTCTCAGGAAGGTCGATAGCGGCCTTGTAGAACTTGTCTGCGGGTACACCCATCAGCTCAGCAAAGGGCTGGGCTATGCCGGCCACAGCGGCCTGCCCGACGGTCCGGGCGCCTTCACCGAATGCCTGTATGTTCTCAAGGGGGCTCAAGCCAGCGATGGTGGCTTCGCGTTGCTTCAGGTCGATGTCGCGGAACTCTGGCTCCAGGCCAATCTGCGGCTGGGTGCCGCGGCCGAGTGTGGGGAACCTTGCGGCATCAAGCGCTGACTTGCGCTTAGGGGCGGGCTTGGGAATCTCACGAGATCTGTTGTATTGGGACAACGGGTCGTTGTAGCCCGTGCCGCCGAACAGCTCCATGGCCAGCCGGATATCATCTTCAGTCATAGCGCGTCCGCCAATGAAAAGTGCAGGCTAAATTGTGACCATTATTCAGGGGCATGTCTACACGGCGTATGGATTGGTGCGCTTTGGCTGCCCGCTGTCGACGAAGTCTTCCTCGTCCCAGTCATCTTGGGGCGGCGGGTCGATCTCCAGCCAGCCCGAGTCCCGCAGAAACCGCAGCGCCTGGGTGCAGGCGTCCACGTAATCGTCGTGGGTCGTCTCGGGGAACGAGCAGATCTGGCTCACAAACCCCTCGGCCCAGTCCCGCACGTAGCCCTTGCGCTTACTGCTCTCCGGTATCCAGACCCGGCCGCGGGCGATGATGTTGGCCACGATGTTGAGGCGCTGGACCTTGTCTGCCCGCCCCGGGTTGTACGCCCTGACCGGCAGGTGGGCCCGCTGCAAGTCCTGTATCAGGCTGATGCCTGCGCTCTTGTCCTCCACCAGGATCAGGTCCACCCGCTTCTTGCCCTTGCCCTCGCCGAAGACCGTCTCGTACTCTTCGATCACCTTGGGCCGCAGGTCGGGGTACTGGAGGCGGTCCTGCCATGCGTCTATCAGCATCACGCTCATGGGCCCGTCCAGGGGCTTGAAGACCCCCCAGACCGTGCAGGCGGTCGGGTCGTTCATGGTCTTCTCGGTGTACGCGCAGTCGTAGCTCTGGACGATGTACTCGAACTTGGGGAACTCCTTCCCGTCCGGCCAGAGCTTGAACATGTCGCGCTGCACAATGCCGCCCTCTTCGGGGTCGATGATCTCGGCATAGATCTCCTGGCGCCCGAGCTTGGTCCCCTCGTACTGGAGGATCTGCTTCTGGAAGCTTGGGGCTAGGTTCTCGATGTTGGCGTAGGTGCTGGCCGTCGTCACGACCACGTCGTCACCGTCCCGGCCCACGAGCTCAATGATCAGGTCTTTAGGCTTGGGAGTCGTGGTGGCCACGATACGGGTCTTCTTGCCCAAACGGACCCCGAACATGATCTGGTCCCAGGCCTCTTGCAGGTAGTCCCAGGCGGCCAGCTCGTCAAGCCACGCCCCATGGAACTGCGGCCCACGGAAGCGCTCAGGCTCGGATGCGGGAATACCCTTAATCATCGAGCCGTTGGTGAGCTTAAGCTCGTGGAAGGCCCGGTTGTAGTCGGCGATCAGTGGGGCAGGAATAACAGACAGAAGACCCGAGTCGCCCTCGAAGCAGGTAGCGCGAACATCAGACGACGTCGGTGCCCCGACAAGCCAGCGGGTACCGGGCTCAGTCCAGGCCCACCAGCCAACCTGCTCGGCTGCCGTTCGTGTCTTACCGGCGCCGCGGCCCGCCAGCATGAGCCAGATCGACCACCAGTCCCCAATAGGGACCACTTGGTGAGCATGAGCCTTTGCCAGCCATTGAGCTCGCCAAGCCCACGCGACTTGCTCCTCCGGCTTGAGAAGGGAGAACTGTGCCTGAACGTCAGGGTCAGCGAGGAGTGCTGCGACCTCATCGGCCATTACTCTGCATCTTTAACAAAGACGCCGTCGACCATGCGGCCCTTGCGGTTCTTGATCTGCTCCCAGGCCACATTTATGCAGGATTCGATCGGCACCCGGTGCTGAGCTGCCAGGATGGTCAGGACCACCACAGCGTCTCCAATCGAGTCTACGACCCCGTCGTGGTTCTTCCTGGCGATTGCCGCGGCCAGCTCCCCGATCTCTTCTGCGAGCTTCACAAACTGCGCCTGCGGGTTTGACCCGTCGACCAAATTGCGGGCCTCCGCCCATGCGCGGATCTGCGTGAATCTATCCATGTCTCCCTCACCTTTCGTTTGCTGATTGCTGCTTCTTCAATTCCATGTTTTGCAGGATGCTGGCGAACAGCTCAGACGCCTGGATGGTCGTCTCGCTCTTAATCGGGTTCTCAGCGTCTCCTGCGTGGGTCAGGCGGTCACCGTACTTCCGGGGCTTGAGCTTAGCTGCCACCCACTTGCGGGCGTCCACCCGAAGGCGCATCCAGTTGATGTATGCCGGGTCGAACTTGGTATTGCCCTCCTTGTCCGTCGTCTCCATCGGGATCGAGTCGGCAATATCCTGGATCTCTTCTGCCAGGG